GCAAAGGGTATTACAAAAACAGAATTGAGCCGTGCCACTAAGAGCATGGGCAAAAGAAGACGAGACGAGGCTTTGGTGGATTTGGAAATAAATCAAGAGCGCCTGACAACGGCAGAAGTGCCGAAGAAAAACGGGCGTCCAGTCAAAAGGTACGTAGCAAATGAATGAAAACCTGGAAGGCTTACGGCCTTTTGCAACAAGCAAGGGTCAAAAGGAAATCCTTAATGCCCTTATAGAGTGTAATGGCGTGCGACGCCGGGCGGCTATAATGCTGGGCATTGAGCCGCATCATGTCCGGCGAGCCATAAAATTGTTGAAGGGTCGGCAAGCCGCCGCGTCGCCAGCGACAGATGACATGGATAAGCGCATCTATCCTGACTATGGCATGGGCAAGATGACCGTGCAACGCGGACCCGGCGGGGTCGAGCGTGTGTGGGAACGGCAGAGCCCACAGCGACGTGTTATAGAGACATGGATCAAAGAACAATGCGAAGCCGTCACGCCCCTGCCACTTATTACACCCCCGCCCCTGACAAACACAGAGCTTGTTAATTGCTACACCATGACGGACTGCCATGTCGGCATGATGGCTTGGCATAAGGAAGGCGGCGCCGACTGGGACCTGGATATCGCCAGAGCCACGCTTGGCGGGTGCTTCAATCACATGGTCGACTCTGCCCCAGATGCAGAATATGGGATAGTAGCCCAGCTCGGAGACTGGTTTCATTGGGACGGCTTGCAAGCTGTCACACCGACAGGCGGACATATCCTCGACGCAGACGGACGCCGCGATAAAGTCATGATGGCGGGCTTGGATATATTCCACGGCTTAGTGCAAAAGGCGCTTGAGAAACACAACAAGGTTATCTTGTTGATCGCCGAAGGCAATCACGATCTCGACAGTTCATTCTGGATGCGCACGTTTTTCAAGATGCGCTACGGCAATGAACCACGCATTGAGATCATTGACAGGTGCTTGCCATTCTACGCCTATCGTCACGGCAAAACAATGGTGTGCTGGCACCATGGGCATATGAAGCGCAACGCTCAATTACCCCTTATGATGGCGGCTGAGTTCCCGGAAATCTGGGGAAGCACCACCAAACGCTATTGCCATGTGGGCCACATGCACCACGTCGAGGAGAAAGAGCATAGCGGAATTATTGTGCGCCAGCACCCGACACTAGCGGCCCGCGATGCCTATGCCTCACGCCATGGCTGGCACGCCCTGCGATCTGCCTGTGCCATTACATACCACAGTGAGTATGGCGAAGTAGCCAGAAACACAGTTTATCCGGAGATGCTCTAAAGTGATCAGAACAATAATCGCGGCAGTCGCGGCGGCCACTGTCGCGGTTGCCCCCGCTTCAGCCTTTACGCAATACGGTATTTTTGCGCCGCCTAGCCAAGCGCTGAAACAAGATTTGCATGACTTGGTTTCGAGCGCTGGTGTGTCTGCCTCAATTTATGTGGTCAGGCGCGGCTCGCCGTACCGTGCAATTCCAATGCTATCAGATATGCCCAGCAATGCTCTGGGATATGCGTCGCGCACCATAGATGGCGAGTGCTTCATATTTATCAGGAGCGACATTGCCGACGCATATTATGGCCGCATGATGCTGGCGCATGAGTATTCACACTGCGTCGCCTGGGAAAGGTATGGCGTTGACATTCCCAGCCACGGTCAGCAATTTAAAAACGTATGTCGCGGCCTCGCACCAAACAGCCGGTCATGTAAGTCACGCTTTTTTAAGTGGTGATCAGCTACACACACAGGCCTCAGTCCGAGGCGCATTCATCCGACCGCAGCGCGGACACTCCCACGCTTCCGAGATACGCGTTTCCCTGATTTCCAGCCCCGCTTGTTTAAGTACATCCAGGCAGTCTGAAACCATGCCTTGTTTAGAGCTTTCATCACACCATAATGCCTTGACGAAGTGTCAAACGCAAACTATAAATTATTGACTTAGACACAATTAGGCAGACCCATGTTTCAGCAAACTCAATTATCACATCTGTTAAAAGATACGTTCGGCACACCGTATGAGCTTGAGCGCATGCTGGTCGAGCGCGGCCACTCCATTACAGCGAACGGCATCTATCGCTGGGGATACAACGGCACAGTGCCGACACGCTGGCTGAAAACCTTGGTTGCACTGGCTGAGGAAAACGGAAAAAAAATTGACATTGCTGACCTACTTTCCGATTGACACGTTGATAAAAGGTCAATATATTGACCGCGTGTTGAGAAGAAAGGAAGTTAAATGTCATTACCTAACACATACACAGCTGCACAGTTGCAGCAGTACCTAGCTGACGCCGCAGCGCATGAGCGCGAAGCCAAGCAGCTCAAGAGCTTGGTAAAGGAAGTCATCCTGCAGTCCTACGAGACTGGCAACCAGCCCGGCACATACACCTTCGAAGAACTCGGTTATGAGATCAAGGTCACGCGACCTAAGACTGTGAAGTGGGATAACGAAAAGCTGGCCGAGGCCGAGGCAAAAATCCGCGATCATTGGGGCTCTGACCCTGCTGAGTATATCACAACGAAGCGAACTGTTTCGGAGTCAAAATATAAGGCATGGCCGACAGACATACAAAAGATGTTTGTCGACGCCCGCACAGTAACAACAGGCGCAGAGCGCATCACCATTGAGGATAAAAGCAATGGGTAAGCGTCGTCAGTGGACTGTAAACGCAGAGGATTTGGCCTTCGGTGCGATGGCTGTCATCGCTGCAGGATATCTGGCCCTGTTCAGTGTAATGCTACTTACGCACGAAACAGTGTCAGAAAACATGGTATGTTTTGAGGATATTAAGAATGACTGATTTGACTTTAGACAGTCTGACCGACTGCGAAATCGAGCCCCCGCACGTCATCATATATGGCGGCGCGGGTGTGGGTAAAACCACATGGGCAGCATCAGCGCCCAAGCCCGTAATGATCAGGACTGAGAAGGTCGGCCCGATTAAAGGCGTCAAAATGTTTCCGCAGTCTCAGAGCTTTGACGACGTCATGTCTGCCCTGACCCTGCTGGCGACAGAAGATCATGATTTTGAAACACTGATAGTGGACAGCATTGACTGGCTGGAAACACTGGTGTGGAAGAACCTGATCGAGAAGCGTCCGACGAATGAGAAGGGTCGCCCTGTAAACGACATAACCGATTACGGTTTCGGCAAAGGCTTTGTGCATGCGCTCGATTACTGGGGTGATTATATCGAGGCCCTGAATTATCTGCGTGACGTCAAGAAGATGGCGATCATCCAGGTTGGCCACGCTCAGACAAAGCGGTTTGATGATCCCACGTCAGACAGCTATGACCGATATCAACTCAAGCTTCACGACCGTGCTGCAGAGAAGCTGGCCGAGGGCGCTGACTGTGTTTTGTTTGCGAAAGCAAATCACAGCACAACCAAGGAAGATGTCGGCTTCAATAGCGAGAAGACACGTGCGGTGGGCGCAGGCGAGCGCTTCCTGCATACCGATCTTCGACCGGCGTATGACGCAAAAAATCGTTACGACTTGCCAGAGCGCATTGCGATGCCCAGAGAGAACGGCTTCTGGGAGCTGGCGAAACACTTAGAATTTTACCAAGGCTAGGAGAAAAATTAATGGCTAATTTAGGACAAACATTCGACGCCTCACAGGTGACCCCGCAGGGCAGCTATGAGGTTATACCGGCGGGCGATTACCCCGCGATGATTACGCGCTCTGATATGAAGGACACGAAATCAGGGACAGGTAAATATCTCGAACTTGAGATCGACCTGCAGGACGGATCTGGACGCAAGCTGTGGGACAGATTGAACCTGATCAATCAGAACAGCAAGGCCGTTGAGATTGCACAACGCCAGTTGTCCTCGATCTGTCACGCTATTAACGTATTGAACGTGCAGGACAGTGAGCAGCTCCATGGCCGACTTATGACCGTGCGCGTCACTGTCAAGGAAGACCCGTCTTATGGCCCTCGCAATGAGGTTAAGGCGTACCTTCCTACGCAAGAGACATCACCGCAACTCTCCCCATCAGCGACCCCAAGCGCTGGTGTTTTCATTCCTCCTTGGAAGCGGTGATTTAACTGGCCGCCAGCGTCTTTCCTCCTTTGGGCGCTGGCGGTCTTTTTTTCGGGAGAGATAAACATGGTCGAGATACCAACACCACAACAACAAACACGCGATAAAATATATGCGTGGGAAGAACAGAACCAGGAAGACAGCAGACGCGAACATCTGGGCGGTTCACTGATAGGTCGGGAGTGTGAACGCCAGCTCTGGTATGGCTTCCGCTGGGCATCAAACAAAAAACATGACGGGCGGTTGTTGCGGCTGTTTCGTCGCGGACATGAGGAAGAAGATCGTTTTGTTAAAGCATTACGCGGAATTGGGTGCGAGGTCCATGAGGTGGATGATAGTGGCAATCAGTATCGCATGCGCGATCTTGGCGGGCATTTTGGCGGCTCCATTGATGGCGCTGTGTTGGGTCTGCCTGAAGCTCCAAAAACTTGGCACCTGACAGAGTTCAAGACACATAACGATAAGTCCTTCAAAGCGCTTGAGAAGGCAGGCGTGCAGGAGTCGAAGCCAGAACATTATGCCCAAATGCAGGTCTACATGCATTATACCGGGCTGACCCGCGCACTATATATGGCCGTCAACAAGAACGATGACGCCATATATACCGAGCGCATTAAGTACGATGTAGCGCACGCCACAACACTGATTGAGAAAGCCAGACGCGTTATCACACGCGGCACCCCGCCTGAACGCATAGGCGGCCCGGACTGGTACAAGTGCAAGTGGTGCGACTTTAATGCCATATGCCACCAAGGCGCGGCGCCCGACAAAAATTGCCGGACATGCAGGCATTCGAAACCAAACATTGAGCAAGGCGGTTGGACCTGCCTACAAGATTGTGAAATGGGGGATGGCCGGAGCGAGCTTCCGTGCTATGAGCCCAGAGAAATGTAATGAAACTCAGACCATATCAATCCGAATCAGTACAGGCGATCTATGATTATTTTAGCAAGTCAACAGGTAACCCGCTGGTCTCCCTGCCAACAGGCACAGGCAAAAGCGTGGTCATCGCGGCCTTCATACGCAAAGCGCTGCAAGACTATCCTGACACGCGGGTGTTCGGCCTTACGCATGTTAAGGAATTAATCCAGCAAAATTACGCCAAGCTGGTGGCCATGGCCCCGGAGATCAGCGCGGGGATATATAGCGCAGGGCTTGGTAAACGAGATCTGCAGCACAATGTCATCTTCGGTGGCATCCAGTCGCTGCATCGCAAGGGCCTCAATGTCGGGCAGGTCGATCTGATCCTGGTTGATGAGGCCCACCTCATGCCGCGCAATTCCAACACTATGTATGGCCGGTTTCTGAAAGATGTTCGGGTGCATTCGCCTCATGTCAAACTGATCGGCCTGACCGCCACGCCATACCGCATGGACACTGGCTGTCTGGTGACAGGCAAGAATGCCCTGTTTGACGAGATCGTGTATGAGATGTCGATCAGGGACGCCATCGAGCAAGGCTGGCTCAGCGAGCCCGTGCCGAAGCGCACAGATGTGCAGCTGGATGTGTCTGGCGTAGGCACCCGCGCTGGCGAGTTTATCCCCAGCCAGCTGGCAGCAGCGGTGGATATAGACGAGGTAACACAGGCCGCAGTGTCAGAGATCATTACCTATGGCCGTGACCGCAAGTCATGGCTGGTGTTTTGCTCTGGAGTGGATCACGCCTTGCATGTCAGAGACGCCATGAGATCGCACGGCATATCGTGCGAGACTGTGACGGGACAGACGCCAGCCAATGCGCGTGCGCGTATATTACAGGATTATGCGCAAGGCCGCATAAAGTGCCTGACAAATATGTCCGTGCTGACTACGGGATTTGACGCGCCCGCCACCGATCTCGTGGCGTTGCTCAGACCCACCAAGTCCCCCGGCCTGCTGGTTCAAATGATCGGGCGCGGCACCCGGCTGGCTGTTTCTAAGGAAAATTGTCTGGTCTTAGATTTCTCAGGAAATTTTGAGCGCCATGGGCCCATCGATCGTATCAAGGTGAAACAGAAGTCTGAGCCAAGCGGGGAAGGCGAAGCCCCTGTTAAGGTGTGCCCGAAATGTCACACCATTTGTTATGCGGGTGTGTCGACCTGTCAGGATTGCGGCTTTGAGTTTCCGCCACCGGAAAAGGACATTCGCAAGCAGGCCGCAAGTGATGCGATACTGTCAAGCCAGCTCAAGCCCGCCTGGGTGGACGTCAAGAGTGTGCATTATCGCAAGCACGAAAAGCGCGGCAAGCCGCCATCACTATGCGTCGAGTATCTGTGCGGTTTCCAAGTCCATAAGGAATGGATATTCGTTGAACACACTGGCTTCCCACGGCAGAAGGCATGCCGCTGGTGGGCCAGCAAAACAGATAAGCCCGTGCCGGCAACCGTTGACGAGGCACTGAGTTTAACTCAATATTTAAATACACCATCTAGTATCCGTCTTGAGCAAGACGGCAAATATAAACGAGTAGCAGGATATCAATATGAGTAATCAACTACACGCCATCTCAGCTGTGTCTCACATTACAGACTGTTTCCGGTCTATCGAGGATGATATGCCAGTCAGTTATGTGAGAGTGTTTCTGTTTGTCGCTAGGCATATGTCTGTGCATAACGAACCGCCCAGCGTGTCAGATATATCCGAGGGTATGGATATGTATAGTCCGACTGTGTCGCGCATCACAAGCGCTTTAGGGGATAGGCGTATGGGTGCAAGGCGCGTAGGACAGGAGCCCGCAAAGGGGTCTAGGAAGGCGCTAGGCTTGCTAGAACGACGCATTGATCCCAAGGATGCCCGCATAACCCGCTGGGCTCTGGCGCCCAAGGGGAAGCGCTTACTGTCCACTGTGTGTGAGCAGGTGGAACGATGACCGACATGGTAAACCACCCGCCTCATTACACTGGCCATCCGTCCGGCGTTGAGTGCATCACAATTACTCAGCACATGACGTTTTGTCTGGGCAATGCTGTCAAGTATATCTGGCGCGTGGATGACAAAGGCGATCCAATCCAGAACTTGGAAAAGGCGATATGGTATTTGCAGCAAGAAATAGAGCGCAGGAAAGGTGACGCGTGACATGGTTTACGACCGCTCACGTAATGAGCTGAATGCGTTTGACTGGAAGATGCTGGGCGTCGATCCCAAGGAACCACGCATCAAACGCATTCGGCTTGACGTGCCTTTGCCCTACGACCGCGAAGGCTTTTACATTCTGGCTGATATTTTTGAACACTTATCTATTGACATGAAGTCAATAGGTGATAGGTTGAGTGACAGACAGCGCACGAAGATGACATCAGCTCAATGGCGCATCCGAGATTACGCTGTCGTGTTTGTCAATTTGTGGAAGAAATGGCAGGCAGAACTAACAGTCCCAGATCGGGACAGAAAAGAAGGAGATACCAAGGAATGACCCAGTCACTTACACAGCAGATCGCCGAGCGTGAGATGCGCCAAGCCCGCCTTGTGCGCGGACGCGTTATGGACATGAGGGACGATCTTAGTTCTGCCCAGCTGGCCGCGCTTGCGCCAGTCATGGCCCAGCTCAAGAGCCGTGAGACACACGCCGTATGCGTGGCCGTGCAAGAAGAAATTGAGGGGCAGATCCAATGAACTGGTTTCCCATAGAAACAGCGCCACAAGATGGCAGACGCATCCTTCTCTGGGCAGAAGGCTTTCCATATCCCCTCACCTGCTGGTGGAAGCGTGGCAAATGGGTGACCGATGATCACCTCAATCCTAAAAAGTCAGAGGCCCCAATATTGTGGGCGCCGCTGATGGCACCATCGAGGGCGGACGCATGAACACAGATGACGCAATCCTGGTCGCGGGCGTCCTGCTCGTGACCGTCGCCGTCTTCTTCGTGGCAATGATTGAAGGCAGGACATTTAGCGATAGATGTGCTGAGACCTTTATTAAAGGCACGCCAGAACATACCGAGTGCGTAAAGCGCATGTTATCGGGTGCCTTACATGCAGACGAGTGAGCCAGTCACGGCGATATTCCCGAACGGGTAAATCTGCATTCAAAGTAATGGCGTCAAGAGAAACATTCCCGAGCGGGAAAAAGGACGCTCCTAATTATTACGAGAAAGACGAAAGATTATGACGCACAATTTTTCATTCCCAACGATCTGGGATAAATGGATCAAGAAGTCGGCTCATGTTGGTAGCCGAGCAACCTGTGCCCCTGCGCCCCTAAACACAGATGAAGACCACCTGATACTGGTCGGCTCATTTTGGAGTGAATGGATGCTGGGCCGAGCTATTGTGAAGCACGGCTTCACGCAGGATGTGGGCGCTGGCTACTGCCCCTCTGTGATGCCCGGCATGGACGGTATATTTAAATCTTACCGCCTTGACGATGTGAACCTGATCGTCACCAGACAGAAGCGCTTTTTCAGGAAGTTTCTGGCAGCTACTTATGTGGCTAAGGTTTTAAACCTGACGCGCAAACGAGATCGCGTCAGTTTGTTTCAAGCCGTGCTTTACGGTAACAGTTCTTAATGGCGACGAGATACAGAAACTACAGAAATTTCTGTAGCTACAGGAGCAAGGCGTCCGTGAGGCTCTGATCAAGCATCGGTGTTTTACGGGGATAACCACCCCTTTTTGTCCACACTACATTTTGTGGCACTGAGTAACATCATTACGCGAAGAACGTAATTTCCTTGCGAATGTGGAAACAGCACAAAGGAGCAATTCCTAAAGCTATCAGTTTGTTATATGATTGGGATATTATGATACATGAAGAAACAGGCACAAAGGATCGGAAATTAAAGGTCTTGGATTTGTTCTCAGGCATCGGCGGTTTCAGCCTTGGCCTTGAGCGAACTGGCGGCTTCGAGACTGTCGCCTTCTGCGAGATTGAACCATTTCCACAAAAGGTACTCAGGAAGCATTGGCCTGACGTACCGATATATGAAGATGTAAAGGAATTAGACGGTGAGCAATTCAAAGGATCAGTTGACGTTATTACAGGAGGATTTCCCTGCCAGGACTTATCAGTGGCGGGAGCCCAGTCAGGCATTAACGGCGAGCGCAGCGGACTATGGAGTGAGATGGTCCGACTGGTTAGCGAGATACGACCCAGATACGTTATCGTGGAAAACGTCCCAAACCTGCTTGCTGGCGACCGGGGGTCTTGGTTCGGAAAGGTACTCGGAGACTTGGCCGAGATCGGGTATGACGCGGAATGGAATTGCATACCAGCTTCCTACGTTGGCTCCCCTCAACTCCGAGACAGAGTGTGGCTTGTTGCCTACCCCGATGAAGGGAAGAAAAGGACCAGGAGGTTCGAATGGGTGTCGAGCAGCAAAAGAGAAAATAGGCCGAGATTGGTATTACCCAGAAGAAGCAGAAATTCTGATGGGATACCCGACTGGATGGACAGAGTTGGAGCTTGTGGAAACTCCGTAGTACCACAGATACCCGAAATGATTGGTTACGCCCTGCTCTCTCATGCAGCACCTACAGAAATTCCTATACCTACAGCAAAGGTAGAATAACACAGAAATTACAGCACTCCTGCACCCCTACTACACCTAGACGCATAGAGCATTCCTGTAAGTCCTACCAAATTATACATTATGCGCGTTATGGTTAATATCAAGGAATATCAATGAGTTATACAGAGAACACCAGTGGCTTTCGGGGATATGTGGACAGAGTATCCACACTACATTTAGGGGGTCTGAGTTCGATTATTACGTTAGAAAGGAAAGAAAATTATGAGTGACATCCCACAAAAAGCATTGAGCGTTCGCCAGCCTTGGGCGTGGGCTATCCTCAACGGAAAAGATATTGAAAACCGCAGCATCGCCGCCGTTCGCCATGGCATGAAAACAGGACGGATCGCTCTACACGCATCCAAAGGCATGACGCAGGACGAATACGAGTCCGCCAGAGACTTCATGGAGTCTATCGGGATATCATGCCCCCGCCCAGACGAGTTAATCCGTGGCGCTATTATCGGCGTTGTCACTGTCACAGAAATTGTGGCAGAGCATAAAAGCCCATGGTTTTTTGGCCCACGAGGTTTGGTATTGTCCGATCAGGTTGAAGTTTCCCCCATCCCAGCACAAGGTGCTTTAGGCTATTTTGACTGGAATTTGGGCAGCGAAATAGACGGCCCCAAGCCATGGATGATTGCATGGCCGGAAACAGCAAAGCGAAAATCAAAAGTGACACCTATTGCTAAACCTGAACCAATGCCCCTTTTTACAGCAGCCACAGGAGTTCCTACCTAACCTAGAAACCACAGAAATCACAGCATTCCTCCAACCCTACTACACCTAGACACATAGAGCATTCCTGTAAGTCCTACCAAGATATACATTATGCGCGAAATAACCGAGGCACCGTTAAAATGCCGGGTAATTTTATTTCGTCGGCACGGTAATATAATTACTTAGCCGGTTCCGTTAACCCTGTTTCTCGTGTCAAGCCCCATACTTATCCACAGCACATCTAGTAGGTCGCCTGGCAGCCTCTGGTAAAATTACTGTTAATTCTGATTGACGACTCGCCTGCCTGCAAGCCCTTATTCGCGGGCGTGGGAATGAGTGAGGGTGAGACATGTTACCGCCGACCGCAGGCTTTATCGCCGATCTGCAAGCGTGCCTAGATCACGCAAAGCCGTCATGGTCTTCGTGTTTTCCGTGCCCGCCTCGGCTTCGGCTTGTGAGGCGACTTGCGCTAAATCGGTTGATACTTTTGTCAGGGCCATGTGTCACAGTTTAATCCTTAATCTTTACCCAACCACAATGCGAACGACTTCCTAATCTCATTCAAGGCAGACAAGGCCGCCTTAATCTGATCGGCCCCCTGCTGAGGATTTTTAATCCACTGAGCAATTTCAATCCCGGCAATCGCCACGACGACAATGGCTAGGCGGATGGCCCATTCGTTGAGCGCAGTCTCACGCAGAATAAAGGCCGCGCCCATCCCGAAAAGGATGCCGGTCGTCACGGCCCAGAGCTTCTCATGAAGCGTGCTGTTCAGCGTCATGGCGCCCCATCCCCCGACAAGCGCCATCAGGAAGTCAATCACCAATATTTGTATTGGTGGGAATGGCGTGGCAACTGATATGGCTGTCACCGCGCTCCATATAACAAAGTCCCCGTCCGGCCTCATAACGTTTTCGATCTCACTACGCTGTCCAAATGATAAAAGTTTACGGCTGTAATCACGATATAATGCGCAACACAAAACAGAAACAGGCCTTCCTGGTAAGCCCAAGCGCCCTCAGAAAACCACAGGAAGTGGGCAGCGAATTGCCACAAAGCCGCAAGCGTGCTGACCCATGGCGCTAAATAGGCGATCTCGAAACTGGTCTGCCGTTTAGTGGACGCGGTGAAAGAAAATAAGCACCCTTCCCACGCGCCCCTTAATAGGCTTCTGACGCCGTGCCTGCCCTGCTCAGATCTGGCCAATACCGCCCGCGTGGCCGCATACCCCGTGGCAATATTGGTCAGATAGCCCACTAGGATGGTGGCCGAGAACAGAAACCGGGCAAGTGTTTCGGCGTCATACATCATATCGCTGGCAAAGCGCCGCGCACTTTTGATGCGCTGCGATCCCCGAACCACCAGCCGACCGCAATCGATGCCAGCGTCGTAATCTCACTTTCGCCTGTCGCCACACCAGCCGCCACAAGCGCAATCGTCAGAGCCGGGCGCACCATGGCACGCACATCCTGCACCCATGGCGAATTGCCTTGGATCGACTTGTCGTGCTCCAAGCTGGTGGCCAAGCCTTTCCATGTCTCAAGGTCAAGCTGTTGTGAGTGCAGCAGCTTCGATGTTTCGCGCTGTTCTTTCATCAGCGCGATCTCGTGTTTGCGCTCCTCCTTCTTTGTCCAGAAGTCAAAGCCGCGATTAACTAGGCTTCCAACAAAGCCGCCTACGGCGCCCATTGCTTCAATCATAGTACCAGTCCTTTCATCAATACCCCCAGCATGCCGGACGCTTTCCCGCGTCGTTATAGGTTTCGTTCATATCGAGATGAACAAAATTGCGATGCACGCCGATGCCATAAAAGCCCATCTCAAAAGCATGCTTCAGGAGCCTGTAACGATCACTGACAAGAACGTCAGCCGCCCAGCCGCCTGTGTGGTTTCCCTTGCCGCCTATGCGCCTGTCATGGTCTGGCGTGCGATACCAGCTAGTCACATGGATCGGTGCGCCATATACTTTACGCAGCGCATCCATCTTCTGACCAAAAGGCAGATATAGCTTGACTTCGCCCGTCTCAGTGTCAGCGACTTCGTCCGGCGAAAAGTAGCGCAGTGGCCAGTTATCTCTTGAGGTTATTATGGTCATGATAAAATTATTAATCCAACTGCTCTGTAATTGGCTCCACTATAAACTGGTAAATGGCCACCGCATCTGCGGCGTTTGCGCATTGCGCCTCGACAGATATGGTCGTGTCGCTCTGCATCCCTGTTGCAATCAAAGACAAACTTTGAGCGTCTACGGTTGTCCCGTTATAAGCAACAGACGAAGCGTGAACAGCATCTGTCGAAGTTCTTACATTTAATGTAGACTCTATTCGCCAAGCGCCCGTGTCTGATGCGCCGTAATTAACTTGAGCCAATGACGTTGACCCCAGTTTTAGAGTGACAGTTTTCGTTGATGCGGTGCCAGATCTAGCGCCTGCCGCCGTGACCCGGAAACCGCGAATAACACTTGTAGTCCCTTTAATATTGGCGCTTTTCAGCGTCGTGACAGAAGTCCCGCTAGTCTGAGCGTAGCCAGCCCAGCACATTCGCCCTTTGCGAGCCTCATGCTCAATATAGCCTGTGTTATTATATATATGGGCGTTTGCAGATTGCGCCGTTTGTTGCTGAAACCGGTCCCGCGAAGTATAGCCACCCTCAGTACCAAACTCGTTATCATGAACATACAGAACATCCACACCCGCCGTCGCATAAACGCTTTGGTAGGTTGCGTTTGTTGCTGGGATACGGCACCCACTCACCCTGTGGCGTTCTCCTACAATTTGGACACCGTTCTTGTGCTGGCTCAATACGTGGCAATTAATTGCCTCGCAATCATCGCCATAACCAAGCAAGATGGCCTCGGTCGACGAGCTGTCTGACGCAGACCCGGAGTCAATAATATAGCAACGCTCAAATCGCCCCCGAAAAATCTTGGTAAGCGAAAACCGCCCCCAACCGTCAAGTGTGCAGGTAATGTTTCGGAATATATTGTCCGCGCCGTTATTATTGCTAAGTCCGATCCTGTTCAAACTTGAATTAGCCGCAAAGCGTGTCCCGTGAATATTCTCCACAAGAAGATTGTTTTGCCATTCAGCAAAATCAAGAAACCCCGCTTCAAACCGCCCCTGTATATTTCTGAATGTACTATGCGCCAGCCCGTTAGACCCGACTAATGTAGATGCGTCATCCATCCATATATTTTCGTAATGTTGGTTAACGCCGCAAGCAAATATAGCGTACCAGCCAGAACTAAGCCCAGTTGATTGGGTGACACGTAAATTTAATGCGCCGCAGTTCTTATTAGCAAACAGCGGGTCGCCGTCATAACCATTAATGTTCCCAGAGATTGCACGTATTGTGGGCCGCGCCCCACCAGTCGAGGCCAAGCTATCTGGCAGCGCGTACCGCAGTGTAATTACACCAGAGCTGACCGTCTCTACCTCGTTGAGGTTTAGGTACTTTTCGTGTGTACCAGCTGGCGCTGACCACGTTTCAAAGCTGGCAATCGCGACAATATCACCGACCGCAAAATTAGTATCTTGGCTTGCTGTGATTAGAGTAACGGATTTATCGCCCGCCGCGACTGTATCAATATCATAACCCGTTTCGTCGAATAAGCTGTTTGCATTTCCGGGGTCGCCAAGGTTGCCTGTAATAAGTGTGCATTTTGCAAAGCCGCTTAACGCTTCGTTACGGACGTGAGACGCGTACCCATCTCCAACCAAGAAAACATTACTTTTTATAATAATATTGTCTAGTGTTTTGTATATCCCCTTTGGGACTCGCACCACGCCGCCGCCAGCCAGATTTGCAGCATCAATGGCCCGCTGTATATTTGATGTGTCGTTTGTTGTGCCATCGCCGACAGCGCCGTACCATTTGACATCATAGGCGCCGTTAAAGATCCTATTCCAAGATCCGCTCGCGCCCGTCTTATCCGCTGCTGGCGCAATCCAGACTCCCCCATCGCCTTGCGACGCAGTAACTTCATCAGCCGAAACGCTCGAAGATTGGTCGCCAGACACCCAACGGAAAAGGCCTCCGCCGCCATCGCCAGCGGTTGCCCTGCCCTTCATTTGCACGGCCTCATTTACGCCGCCCGTGAGCGCCTGCAGCTCAGCCAGCGTATCAACTAAACCGATCTCATTAGCCGCCGCCGCAGCACTGGCGGCACTTGCAACAGCTATGGCCTCGCTGGCCGCCGCATTCGTCTCAGACGCAGCCGCCGCCGTAGCGCTCGCCGCCGCCGCATCAGCCGTCCCAACTGTCAAGACAACAAGCTCGATATTAACGCCCGAACCTGGCGCTGTGTCGAATGTGATGTTTGAGCCAGAGACAGACCAGTTTGCATTGTCCTGGTTTACACCGTCAAGATAGGCAAACACGACATCAGCCGTCCATGGCGCAGATGGCAGGGCAAAGGTGACTGTGGAACCGTCGCCCGTATAGCTATTGCGCTTCACACCCGCCGCCGCCTGACTGGCGACAGTCTCAATGTCCGAAATGTTACTGGCCAGCGTGACAATATCGGCGCTGTCAAGTGTCGTTGATGTGCCGGACTCGTCAGACACCGGTATTTTCAGAGAGCGGTCAAACGCCTCTTTCAGTTCCAGAACCATCATGGTCAACTTATCAAAAGCATCCTCATGATTTTCTGACAAGAATGACCCTTGATTGGTGAAGTCAAACGACTGCAGCATGGGAATGCGCCGTGTGATCGTCAGCTTCTCGCCGCTTGCCAATGCCGTGCCACCAGCCGCCGGATAGGTAACCGTGCCGCCTGCCTCGCCATTGATCGTGACAGAATAATTGATTGAGCCACTGCCTTCCGAAAGCGTGCTCTCATTGCCATCCGCGTCGGTCTTGACGACCTCGATATCCGTCGTGGCAAATATCCTAAACGTGAATGGGAAGGCCGTGGTGGCGCCATTGCCGTTAAGTATCACTCGGCTCTGTTCGGATGCTACGGTCATGTGTGTCCTGCTGTGTCAATCTGGTGTTGCGGTTATACCATGGTGTTGCGATAATGTCACGGGCCTAGTTATCATCATCAGGCCCCGTGATCAGTGCCTCGATGATTGTCGGATCGTCATCTTTCAGAAGCGTGCGTTCGAGCTTGTTAAGCTGTACCGTGCCCGGTACACCCGCTGCAAATCCAAGCGCCTCAAAAGTTCTCAGCAGCGCCTTGCCCGCCTGCTCGCCATCAAGTTCACCGTCTTCGAAAAATGTCTCGCCTGTCTTGTAGTAAGCGTCAGCCGCTTCGACGACGCTTGTGCCTGCAGAGAAAGCCGCCGGGCGTGCATCATACCGAGAGAAGAACGTGCCAGCCCCAGGAAGGACACCGATAGAGTTTCGCCACATCATCTTGAGCCAGTTGACGACATACGGATCTTCTTCGTCTCCAAACCCGTTGCGCAACAGGGCCTCAATCGCTGAGGAAATAACAACGCTCATGGCAATAAACTTGACCATGGCCAGTGTCTTGCGCTTTGCCCCTTCTTGGCCCAGCTCGGCGCGTGTGTTGCCATAGACGCTCGACACGTAGCCCCACATAAAGGTGACAAGGCGCTCCATCTCATTACCGCCCTGCAGGACGCTCTGATCCATCTCAAGCCCGGAGCCCTGCGTGGTGGACACGGCCCTGTCCGCTTCTGCGACTGCGACCGCCTCGCTCTTGCCTTCCATGATTGCCTGTTCATAGACGCCCATCCACAATGGCCCCGACACTGTTGCTTTTTCTATCGACGCCATTAACCAGAAACCGCTACCCTGAAAACGTGAATACGCGGAACTAAATGGCTGTTTCGTAATGCGCTCGTGAGCCTCCCGGTTGATGTTCTGCGTCCGCTCACGCATAAAGGAAGACTTTTCGTTTATGAGCTTGTTTGCTCTCACGACATTGCCGTAATAGCTTACCATGCCGCGCCCGACCGTGATGGCGCTGTAACGCGTCAGGACAGTCTGTGTGTATGATATGGGCGCCAGCACCGCCGTCACCACATTGTTACCGAGGATCGCCACGGTGGCGTTTACCCGCGCCCCGCGCAGCAGCTTCTCGACATCAGATGTCGGCGGTTGCGTGCCCGCAGCCGTGCGCTTGAGCATGGTCTCCATTGCCTTGAGATATGCCCCGCCAAATGTGCTTTCGACAGCGTTCGCGAATTGCTCACGCTTGAGCACATCCCATATCTGTGTGATCGGCTCACGCAGATAGATGTCTGTCGTGGCTTCCTGGAAATGCTCCATGGCCACACTAAGCGAGAGATGCAGTGGGCGCTCACTATTGGCTTCCCGCTCTTTCAGGAAACCCTGTTTCGTTTGCGCCTTGGAAGCCACACCTGCCACACGCTGCGCCCACATTTCCTTAGCATTCTTTTCCGTGATGTCGCGGTTTAACTCAGGGTCATAGCGCAGAGGATAGTAACCGCCCGCATAGGTGCCGTGTGATGTGACCAGTGCCGTAGGGTCGACACGCTTCGGCGTGACGCCTGTCAGTTTGCGTTCCTGCTCGAAGGCAGGAGCGCGCAGCGTGTCGATCAGCGCCCAGATTTCCTGAGCCGCATCAAAGTGGCGCTTCTCAAGGTGTTGCTCCAGCAACGCAATCAAGTCTTCTTTTTTATCGATTGCAATCATGCGATCACCCAGAAGCCGCGACACGTTGCCGTCAGAGCCCATATTAAGCAGCACGGCCAGCAGGGCCTCAAACTTGACATCGCCCACTGGCGTCAACTCAGGGACCGACACAACCCGGTGCAGCTCCGACTGTGTGATATTGTGGCGTTCCAATATCTCGACATATTGCCGGTCAAGGTCGGCCATGTGCTTATTACGCTGGCCCATGGCCATACGCAGCTTGATGTCGAAAAAGTCAATCAGCTTGCCCTTTTTGCCGCCCTGCCACATCTCGGCAATAAACGGTATACGCATGACCTCCGCATCCTTGCGGCGCACCCAGTCGCGGATTTTCTCGCCACGTGTCTTGACTGTACGCTGGCCACCCATGCGCTTGAGATTGCGCGATCCCCATGTCTTGACCACCTCGTCACCCAGCTCAGCGGCGACCTTGACCTTGGCCACCCTCGCCTCCTCGCTCATGTCGCGCCCGACCTTGGTCAGGTTTTTGACATTGTCGCGATAGTCCCGCAGCTGGTCCATCGACATGTCACGCAGATCAGGGATCGGCTTATCGATACCAGAAAGCGACACTGGCTTGCCGTCAGCCTGCTGGGCTTTCTCGAAGGCCTGCAGCTGTGACAAAACCTCGGACTGTTGTGGCTGTCCGGGCAGGTTTAGTAACGCAATTATCTGCTCACGATACTTAGAAGCGATACGCTTTTCAGCGCCCTTTTTCTGCATAGATCTCTGTGAGCGCTTGAGATACGCCTTGACGCGCCGGACTTCGTCTTGCGCCTTGAAAGCACGCCTTGCCAGTTCATGCTGCAGCATGGCCTGGTGTGTCTCACGCAGGGCCTGATCCCATTTACCGTTTGCCGCAGACCTAATAGAGCGCTTGTGCAGATCACGCGCCTTGATCGCATAACGCCCCGGCTTGATGACATCCTTGATCGGCATGGTGCGAATGCGCCGCTCAGCCTCTTGCTTAAACACTTCCAGAGGGATCGGCTGTTTGCCCGCCTGCTGTGCAAGAACGTCGCGCTCAGCTTCCATCATCTTGATTGATGGCTCATTGAACACCGCCGCGATGGCCTCACGTTGCGCCGTGCCGTCATTCTCGATATCGCCAAAGCGCCGTTTCAGCTCTGCCTCGACTTCCGCCGCAATGGTTTCCTTGATCGGCCTCAGACCGATCAGAGCTGTCAGCATGGCATCGCCGGAAGTGAAGCCGTATTTGCTCGCCACAAAGTCGGGATGCGCCCCGCCCTTCTTATGCACGCCGCGCTTACTGCGTGGTATTTTTGCAACAGCGCTCTTGCCGCGCATTTGCTCGATCACTTTGGTGTCGATCTGTTCATCTGTCGTGGTCAGGGCGATGAAGGCGCGATAAGGCGGGCGTGCCTCGACATCGGCCCGAACTTGCTCTTCGACTTCTTCCCTGGCGGCCTTGTATTCCTTGCTATTGCGCTTGTTGATCTGGTCTATAAATTTGCGATACAGCTTTTCTCTTGCCAGCTCGCCAGCCTTGCGCGCCTGATCTTCGTATTTCGCCACAAGCTCCTCGTCCATGAGGCCGCTCATTGTGCTGGATAGGTTGCGTGTGTATTCCTGCTGCGCCGCGCTGATCTCGTCATCCGTAGCCAACATGGCGTCAAAGACTTCACGGGCTTTAGAATTGAGCTTAGGCAAAGGAAGATTGCGATAGACGTCAGTGAACCAGGCCTTGAACGTCCGGAACACGGCACGCATGCCACGCGTGGGCGCCTTGCCTTCCATGAGATACACTTCGAAGCTCTCGGCAAAGGTCTCGTGTTGCTGCGTGGTAAATGGCTTGCCTTCCTCGGCCCCCAGCCATTCGCGGATGTCTTTCATCTGCTGTGTGATAAACGCGTTCTGGCCGTCATCCAGAGACCGGTATATCTCTAGGAAGATGTGAGCGCTTTCATGCAGGAAGGATGTCTTGTCAGCCGCCTCAGTCAGCCGGACAAGGACATCTTTGTCAGATAGGATATCAGCAGGATCGAAGGTGACGGAAGCGCGTGGGCCTTGGCCTTCCTGCTGGAATAGTGTAAAGCCCTCACGCTTGACGCGACCGCGCATCTCTGGCGTCAGCTCAATAATCCAGTAACCTTCTGTGTCTGACCAGCCACCAGCTTCAGCCCACGCCTCAAGCTCTTGAACAAAGTTATCAGCTATTTCGCCCGTGTGGTTCCGCTTAACATCTTCTGTGCGCCACACTACGTCCTCAATGTTATTGGCTTCCAAATCTGCACGAAGGTCCGCCCCATCCTCGCCCAAAGCCTCATAAGCCTTAACATACATGTCTGTTCGGGTTTTGCGGCTTTCTATCGGCTCACCGTCGAAGTCCATGTGCTTGGCCTTGGCGCCGAGCAGCTTCTGAGCGGCCTTGACCATCTTCTTGTCATACATGTTTTCATACAGCTCAGAATAGCGATCAGACCAGCGGTTTTTGACCACCTGTGCATCAGCCCAAGCAATGGCGTCCTTGCCCTCGCCGACCGCTTGCAGGATCATTTTCTTAATGAGCAGATTAATCCATGCGTCACCTTTGAATGGGGCATCTGGGACTGGTCTACTCAGCGCTGTTAAGCCCTTCTCCGCCGCCTGCGCCTTTTTATCCATCATGCGGTGGACATTTAGACGTTCAACAACAGCGCTGATATAAGTTTGCATGTCCGCGCTCAGGCTTATGTTTGTACCGGAAAAAACATGCGAGAGGTCTGCGCGATGACCAAATCGAACAGGATCTGTAAAATTCTCAGCGAATGATTCGAATGTAGCACGGTCTGTCCAGAGCGCCAGTTCGAACTCATCCAGTGTAGCATCGGTTTCCGTATCATTCAGAGGCACCCCGTTTACAAACTCAACGCCCATATCCTTCAGGGCATAAGAAAGTAAATTTTCTTTTTTGCCATACTCCACGGACAACCGCTGAAAAGCAGCTTCTGATTTCTCTCGCAGCGCCTCAGACCTTTCCTTCAGCTCCCCCATGGCCCGCTTATTCAGTTCCACCATCGCTTGCGCTTTGGCCCGATCTTTTTCATTATCATAAATGCCCCTGCGCCCCTGCTGATGCCAGTCGGATTGGGCTTCGTCGATGAAGAGAGCGTCAGCATCGTTTAGCCACCGATCAGTCGTTCGCGCCCACGCGACAATATTAGGATCAGCAAAGTGAGATTTTTCAACAAAATCGCCCGGCACATCGGGAAGCGTTATCTTAAATTCACGGTAATTCTCATAGTCACCTTTTGTTACATAGTCCTCCCACTGAGCGCGCTCACCAACGCCTTCTTCGTCACCTATAAGACCTTCTTCTGAGGCCCATTCACGGGCTTGAATTTCTGCCTCTTCTTGAGACCAAATATCACTTCGTACAACGCTATTGTCCATCATGTTTGTTCGGACATCCCAGCCTGAATCATCATTTCCAAACAGCATTGCGATCTGATAACCGTCTCCGTCCCTTACGGATATGATTTTTATCGGATTTCCAAGATATTCTTCTCTTGCCTCGCCTTCGGCACGATCTGACAAAATTACATCATGCCTTTCCTCAATCTCGTCAGCAAAGTTCTCACGAGCATATTCGAGGATTGCCTCCCCGCTGGCGTCTTCGCCAAGCGCGTTTTTAATATATTCCTGTTCCTCATCGGCAATTTCTTTTGCCGCTTGTTCAGATAGCGCTGGTTCGCCAAGCAGGTATTGATAATGACCTTCAATCAGCCATTCCCACGCTTCAGGATCATCCCATGTTTCAGCCTCGCCAAAAGTGACGATGCCACCCCCGCTATCCCCATCTGTTGTGGCCTCTATTGTTTCGACGCGAACACCCCTTTTCTGGATAGCGCTAACAATGTCCGCTTTTTCAAAAACAAGAGGGCCATCAATTTCAGCTGCTTCGTGTTCTTCTTTGCGGGCTTGAAGCATATCCAGGATGCCTGTCCACTCAAGCTCCTCCCTTTTAACGCCTTTCAAGTTTTCAATCGTTTTGACCCATTGATCGACAGGTGCCCGATCCATGTTAATTTCGGAAACCTTGCGCTCAAGAGCTGAGTAAAAGCCGTCACTTATAATGTCCTGCTGGAATAGTGTCAGCATATCACTGGTCAGCGGTGGCAGTTTCTCGCCGCTTGCGATGGCCTTTTCGATACGCTTGGCCATATAGTCCCGCGTGATCTGGTCATTCGCCAGAGCCGACAAGGCGGCGTCAATCTCGTCACGCAGATAGAACTTGCCATCAGAGCCCACAAAGCCTGATTGGCCATCCTCGCCATTGATATTGCGCAGAGGCCGCCCGATGGCCTTCTCGGCCTTGATCGCCGCCTCGCCATGATCTCTGCCAGTGTAGACCTGTCCTTCGACACGCACGGCAGCATAACGCAGGCTTGGAGCCTTGCCGCCCTGAAATAGTTCTCTTTCTTGGCTTAATTTTTCTTCAATGTCTTCTGCGACTTCTCTTGTGCCGCTTTCAGTACCAATCGCATCGAGGCCGAGTTCAGACCCTCCCAGGGTTTTCTCTGTGGCAGAACCTCGATCACCTTCGATGATTTTTCTGGCTGTTTCTTCATAGCTAATATCCGCAGTCGCCCGCGCCCCTAGTTCTGCATAAAGTCGTTTTTCATAATACCACAACACAGCTTGTATGTCAGCAAGCGTAAGGTCAACCCCACGTTCTGACAGCTTTTCTTGCGCACGAATAGTGGTGTTGACCATAAACTCTCTATCAGACGCATTAAATGGCTGATCTTCCAGTCCCTCAAATGCAGCTTTATATAGCGTGTTCGCAGCCTTTTCGATCTCGGTTCCGTTCTTGTACCCCTTAGCCTTGTACGACCGAACGTAATCCACAGTACGTGCAAGCGCCTCGTCATCTGTCATAAGCTCTGGCGGTTCGCTTAGGCGCTGATCTTGGCTGACCAATATTTTAAACCGCGCAAGTCCGGCTTCAGTTGGTTGAGTTAAAAGCGTACCGCGATAACGGTTAAATGTGCGCGACCACCACCGGTCCATTGTCAGGTAGCCCGCCTCACCCATTAGGTTGGCGTAAAATGCGCCCAGTTTCGGACCAAAAACTACAGCAGCATATGGTAGTTCCATATTTGCTTTGTAAGCGGTTGAAAATGATTGTCCGCTTTCCTTGGCAATTTTTTTCAGATTGGAAATCGTGTCTGTCTTAAGCAGTTGCGTTGCCAGATTGTCTGGGCCAAGATCATCCAACGCAGTTTGAATATTTTTCAAGTTGATCTGCATAGACTTGTTTCGCTCGCCGCCAAATGTAACCTGGTGGTCAATTCGGCCCGTTTCGCGAAAGCCGCGCATCACATCCACGGCAAAGCGGAAATTTTGCTCCACTTTTGCGCCATCGGACGTGATCGCGATCAAAGCTGTAAAGAAATCACGGGCATTCTGCTGCGTGCCTAGCAATTTCACGCCTGGCTTGGAAAAATCCATATCCCCAACAAGCTCAGGAAAAACATCACCAAACACGTCTAAGGCGGTCTGAAATTTTTGGCTATACCAGCCGACCGCTGACTTTTCTGGATTTAGTGCGGCCTGCTCAACCTCAAACATGACCTCTTCCACAGCGAAGTCAGCAATCTTTTCAGACGCTTCATCAGAATAATCACCGCGCTCAATAGTGCCATATTTTTCTCGCTGTCGGCGCTCAAGCGCCAAGGCAACGTCGCGTGTCTTGGGTATGCGCTCTTTTGACGGGACATTTAAAACTTCCTCCCCGCGACGTATTGCAGCGCTCTGAAATAGTATCCTTGGATCATTCGGATCAAACGTGCCGCGATTGTTGACTGATTTAATTTGTGTGGGGTCGAAAGCGACAATTTCACCGCCTGTATCGATCCCGTCATAACCTTGAGATTTGAGTATATCTATAGAAGAAACACCGCTTGCCGTAGCCTCGGCCTCGGCTTCAGAAGCAATGTTTTCTGGCGCAGGATTTTTGATATTTACATATACCGGGTAAACCGCGCCGACAGTTTCATCAGCAGGGTCAGCATAAAAAGACGCTTCGTTAGCGTCCCTTGTTAAATAAATTCCTTGGCCATACGTACCGCCTTCAGACACTTGGAAAGCGTCAATATCTGCTCTTGTCCCATGATAAACCACTAGTGGCTCACCAGCTTCGTCGACAACCTTGCTATCTCCAAACCACCGCTTAAAGTTTTCGTCCCGGTTGATCACGCCAGACTGGTCATAGGTGATGCCATCTTCGTCTATCTCAGTCGTAAAAGCCCTGTCTTTTGCCCCTAACTGACTTTTTAAAGTCTTTACTTTTTGAGGGAACGCACTTCCATTTTCCCCTATAAGCAAAACAGGAATTTTTTTTATCCCTAATCGCTTTGCCGCCAAAGCTCTATGCCTGCCATCATGGCTATCAATTTTCCCGTCCTGCATAACGCTTAACCGTGGGGGGTCAATTTTGCGCCCGCTAAGCATTATTTCAGCAATATCGTCTATATTTTCTTTAGAGTCTTGATCAATATATAATTCAGCAGATAAACCCAAAAACTGATCTGGCGTCATCTCTACAAACTTGCCGCCAATCTCTTTATAGTTAGAAAATTCATATTCAGGCGGGATGGCCGCAGGATATTCTTTTAATTGTTTATCTTCTGGTTTTTTTGTTTCTTTATTTTTAGATGCTTGCTTTTTGCCCCACTCGATCAATTCTTCTAATTCTTCCAAGTCTTGAATATTGACTTGAAATAATTCAGCCTCAGGCTCGGCTTGTGTCTCCTCGGCCATGAGCACCTTGACGATCTCGTCATTCGTCATGGTGTTGAGATCAAGGCCGCGCTCGTCTAAACGGTTCTCCAAGTCGAGCAGCGTCTCACGCCGCGCCGCACGCCTCTCGTCGCGGTTCTCTGGCCTGTAATATGGCTGACCGCTTGTCAGGATTGCCTCAAGCTCGTTGAGGCTTGGCCGCTCCTGGAAAAAGCCCTTGTCCAGCGCCATACCGCCAAACTCGTCAAGGGGCCCATCCTCTTTCACGCCGCGCTTGAGAAAGCCCTCTTTATCGTACAGGCCAGCCGTGCGCGCCATGCTCTGCAGTGTGCTGCCATACGACGCCCGCTCTGACGGGATCGCACCGCGGCGCAGATCATCCAGATCAATGTCAAGCTGACCCACTTGGCGACGCGGCTCAGGGCCTCGCATTTGCAATCTGAGCTTTTCAAAGATTTGCTGTTCATCAAGCCCAGCCTCAGACAGTCGCTTGTAAAAAGCGCCCCAGAGCTTGCCAGCCTTCGCCGCCACTTCGGGTGGCTGGTTTTGCTCTTGCATCATCTGAGTGACTTGGCGCTCGACATTCTCAAAGCCCTCAAGCGCCAGATCTTCTTCGTTTAGACTGGCGATCAGTTCATCATGATCGACCTGCAGCGCTTCATTGAAGGCTTCATTCGCAGCCTCGACCAGCGTCAGCTCGCCTTCATGCGTGCGAGTGATAGACACGATCTCGTCAAAGTTATTTTTGACCACAAGGATTTTTGCGGCCTCGACTTCAATATCATTGCCCGCCAAGGCTTGCTGGATCTGTTCATCAGTCAGACCCATGTCGCGTAAGGTCTGCAGGCCCTCAGCCGACTGCATAAGCTCGACAACACCCGCATCATCGAGCAGGACAGTCTCGCCATTTGTGGCCTGACGGATAAACTGTTCGACAGTCTCACGCTTGCGCTCATAGGCTGGTGTGGCCTCAACAGCCTCGCGCAGATCAGACATATTTTTCTGAAAGTTTTGTGCGTTCAGTTGTTTCTGACGGCCCGGCAAGGTCGCCTCGACCAAGGCCTGAAACACCGCCGCAGATGTGCCAGCTACTGTCGCGGACTCAATCGCGCCTTCAAACAGCCTCGCCTCTGGATCATACCCCTGTGCCACCATGTTCTGGGCGATATTCTCAAACGCCTCTTGAATAGCTTCCTCGCCCGCCTGCCCGGCAATGCGAGACATGATGCCGCCCGCAAGACGATTGCGCACAGAGCGCGGCAACACCTTCAAGACAGAGCCAAGACGCAAGGCCTCAGAGCCGCCCGTGATGCCCGCGCCCATAGCAAGGTCCATCGGCCTGCTGGCTGGATCGATGCCAAGCGCCCGCATTCTCTGGGCCTGCTGATCAGCACCGGCACCCGCAAACAGGGCCATCGTCGCAGCCTGCCCGCCCGGCAAAAACGAAATACCCACCGCGCCCGCAATCTGGCCCAAGCCCTCGGCGACCTGATCGACAAAGCCCTGCTCCTCTGGCCGGATAATATCAGCCAGCTCCGCAACGCCGCCGCCCACATCCATAAGAATATTGTCCCCAGGGGCTTCGTATGTTTCCTCCAGCCCGCTGGCTATGCCGAGCGTTGCTTGTATCTCCTCGGCTGTTCTATATGTCTCACCAATACCCCGCACGCCCGTGCCCACCAAGCTGGCAGCGCCCGCAGCGACAGAGCGCGGAACGTCAGTGATCTCTGCCAAAGCACCCCGGCCCGGCGACAAATCCTGCAATCTCCTCTCAAGCTCAGCCAGCTCAGCCACGCTATCAGAAGTCATGATTGCATTTTGGGGATCGGCCATAAATGTGGACAAGGCGGTCGAATTTATAAGCGCTTCTTGCTGGCGCTTGCGAGCCCTCTCAGCCTCATATTCTTTTTGCTTCCGCAATGTATATGGCAGCGGCACACCGAACTCTTGCGAGCTTTCGATGGCGCTTACCCCAGCCTCTGGCGTGACATCCCGGAAGACTTTCAGATTAGTGATCGCCTCTCTCTGGCGCTCAAGAGCCAGATCGGTGAACATTTCATCCACAGTAGGAATTTTTTCTTTTTTCTCTGCCTGTAATTCGGCGAATAGATTATCAATTTTCGACACGGTTTTTTTCCATTTGTGCCCGCACAAATTCACCAACGCGGTTTGGCGGTATAAGTTTGCCTTCTTCTACGGACCTAGACATGACCGCTTGATAGGCCTTCTCGACTTCTCTTTCGTCAAGCTGGCCATCGAAGACCAACTCAGTCACTATATTTCTGTGCTCAGGCAGGATGTCATCAAATTCAACAAGGCCAACAATAGTTGTCTTGTCGTTAAACAAGCCAGGCCTTGTGACGCGGACCTCTTTAGCAAGTCCGTTCATTACGTCTTGTTCTTCTTCATTGGTCAGAGGCGCGCCCTTCTCGGCCTCAGCCTGCTCAAGCAATGTGGTGGCACGCAAACGGAACCGCCCGCGTTCGTCCTTGTCTTCAATCCCTTGCTCGTCCATTAGCGCATTGATGACTGTATTTGTACCAATGGCAGGGTCTGGCCTACGATTTCGCTCATTAAGTACCTTGCTCTCAAGCCGACGATAATCATCTTCCGCCAGCTGCGAGCGCGCTTCCGTCAAGTCGACCTCTGCCAGATCGCGGCCCTGCAGGCTTATCTTGTCTTCGTAATAGGAAAAATTTGTTGTCGTGGCCAAACCCTGCCCACGCTCATAAGTAGCGCGCAGATATTTCCGGCTTTCATCACTCAGCGCCATATACACGCTTGGCGGCAATTCGTCAGGCGGCACGCCCTGACTGACCAAGCCGAAAGCCTGATCAAACACCGCTTCTGTGTTCTGCACCTTCTCGACTTTGCGCTCACTGACCAGCGTCTTGTATCGGGAGACAGCCTGATCCTGCAGGTCCTGATCACCTTCAAACTGGTCACGAATGGCAATCGTTGCCTTGCGCACATCATCGCCATGCGTCCCATACATCTCAGTCGCGACCTCTTGCGAGCGCTGGCCTATCGTCGCCCGGTCGATCAGCTCGACTGCATTGGCGCGGTCAACGCCGGTCAGCTCGACTGTGTTCAGCAGACGTTGCGCAGTTTCAATGTCGTTCGTGTCAACAGCCGCGCTGATCGCAGTCAAACCAGTTTGAGATTTATATGCCTCAATCGCCGCGCCAATGGCTTGGGCGCTTTGCCCGACATTCGCCGCCCGTATGGCGCCGACACCCCGCGCAATACTTTCACTGTAAGCCTCCGGATCGGTCCGGTTCTCGACAGCAGTCGTGGCAGCAGATACCGACATACCCTTAAAGGCGTTCTGATTGTAAGCCTCACGCTCGTCAAATTTGTGCGCCGTCATCTTATTGAGCACGCTGCGCCTGCGTGGCCCCCACAGTGACTCAAAAGCCGTCCGAGCACCCGGCGACATGTCCGCGACAATGTCGTCGCCAATCTTCTTTAATTGCTCAGAATAATTATCGTATGACGTTTCAGGGTCGATGCCGTTCAATGCCAAATAGCCATTATCTCCGCGCAGAAGTTCCCGAACTTGGCCATCTGCTAAGTCATAAGCCGCAGCCGCGTCAGCCGCGTCATTCGTTTGCTGTATCTCCAAGGCCCGCCGTTCGATGGCCTGAGCCCGTTCGTCAGCCGCCCGGCCCACCGCCATGAGGCCCTCACCCGCAGCCGCCAAGCCACGAGCCTGAGCAGCGCCAAAAGCATCCGGCGACGCCTGCAGGTTTTGCCGCGCCTGGCTGGTCTGGATTGTCGCCGAGGAGAGTGGAACCTGTGGCATTGTTTCGCCCCTACTTCTTCTTAAACGGATTGCCGTATTTGTCGAATAGTCCAGCCGTGCGGCTTGCACCCGTCAGCACCGTGCCGCCCGCAGCCAGAAAACCCTGTGTCCGTGCGGCTCGTCCCTGCTGTCTTGTGAGCACAGATTGTGACCTCAAATTTTCAGCCTCAAACTGCAGATCTCTGGCGCGTTGTTCTGCATTGGCGCGGATAATCTCAGCGTCAAGTGCGCCCTGTTCTTCTGTGGCAACAAGCACATCAAGCGGCGAACCGGAAGCCAGCTCGACACCGCTTGCACCTATACGCGCCTCCATGTCACCCACACGCTGCGCCGTTTCTCGCTGCCTGCGCACGACATCAGTCACGCCCTTTTCGCGCTCCTGCTGAGCCTTGCGGTCGGCAAGTATGGCGTTATTGCGCTGCACAGCGGCGTTATACTTGGCCGCCTCATTCGCCGCCATGCCCGCTTGGATTTGTGAATATCCCGTCAGCGCTGTCCCGGCGACGGTTGCGGCGATTGCGATAGTAGGGTCACACATGTCAGGCTCTCCACTCGAAACGACGAAAAGGCTTGTTTGCAGCGCCGTAAGGAGCCGGATCGTCAAGTGTAAAGCCTAACCAGCCGAGCCAATCTTTTGCTGTTGTGTTCCTATCGTCAACATAATTGAACAAGTAATTATAATCGTTTTTCCACGCCGCGACAACATCTTGACTATGTCGACCAAACTTGACCTTGTAATCGGCGATGTAATTCGTACCCACCATCCACGGCACGCCCACGCTTTCAACCGCTGAGACAGGCACAACGCCATAAACCGCGATTGGCTTGTCATCAATATAGCTCATGATCGCATCGCTTGCACCGATACCGCGTGCGATAACCATGGAAGACAGCACGCCCGTAGCGTCCTCAAGCTCGACGCGGTCAGCCTCACGGATATGGGCCATGATGTGGTATACATGCGACACTCTGGCAGGTTCAAATCTGACTTCCATCACGATCCCCCCATCGCCAAGTCTGGCATAATTGACAGTATCTCAGCCGGTAACGGCTCCTGTGACTGAATAAACACGCGGCCCTTTTCGTCCCAGCCAGTCTCTGGGACGATCTCTGCTATGCCGCTTCTGAGCGCAATGGGGTCCGTGTAATTCTCACGCGCCAATGGTTTCAGCTCGACCAAGTTTGCGTCCGCATTCTGACCGACAAACAAACCCCGCGTGTCCTTTAGGTCAAGGAAGACTTTTGCGATGGCCCGCTTGCGTGGCCGCAGAGCGCCGCTATTCGTGTCCACATTGATATCAAGCGTCTCAAGGTCAGCTGTGTAGCCAAGCCCGACGCTTGCCTTGCTGGCCGCATTAGTGAGCGTTATCGCGCCATTGGTGACAGTCTTGTCAGGCAGAACATTGCCATCGGCCAGCACCTTCACAGTCTCGCCTTCCAAGTGCCACAATCCCGTCAGCGTGGACGTCGCCGCGCCGTTATAGGTCAGGCCGCTATCTACGAAGAAAGCATCCTTCTGATCAGTAAAGTGACGGCTTGCCATGCGCTCAATGAAACGATAGTCCTGACCACCCAATGTGCGCTTGACCACAAAGTAGACAGCGTTTTCACTGCCTTCCGAAACAGTCGCCACATTCTCAAATATGCCGTCCGCAGTGTCGTGACGATGCCAGCCCCACACCTCATGCTCTCGCACATATGTGAGGCCAAGCAGCGAGCCATCAGAGCGACACGCCCAGCAAATTGAATGTGGTACTTTGGCAAATCCCCAATCCCGTATCGTATAGCCTTCGAATAGATGCCTGCTCATAATCGACAAATCAGAGCCTGTATACTTGTCAGAGCTGAACTGATAGTAAAGATCACGGATCGCCTGTGCTTTATCCTCGACGTATAGGATTGTGTCCGAGATCAGGATAGGTGGCACATCCGCGCAGCCGCTATAGGATTGCACGTCAACCTTGATCGATGCAGGCGAGATAGGCTCATTCTCACCTTGACCGCCCGCGCCCCAGACAGCCCCAGATGTCAGCAGGATTAAATCGCCAAGCGGCACCATGTGCCGGATCTTGTTGACCTGCCTAGCGTTGATCGTAAACTCGATGGCGTCGCTCGCCTTCGGTACGCGTGAGCTGTCATGGTTTGCATAGTTTGCAGTCTGACTGAGCCACACGGTTTGCGGGTTGTCATTACTGGCGCTCCAAGCCAGCCTGTCCTGGAAAAAGGACACGTTCGAGGGATACTTGTCTGCACCGCTGAATGGATTGTAATTCTCAGGCGGTGTGTCAGTCGTGTCAGGGATATAGTTGACATCTGTGAACGTAGTCGTGTCAGACGTGCCGACAAAGCCAAATATCCCACCATACTTGCGATAGATGTTATAGGCATCGGCACCCGTGGCAGCGCTCCAGGTTACTGTCATCTTCTCGCCCTGCTCCCAGTAATTGTGGAAGTCAATGGCCGAAACAGGTGTTGACGCGATGCTCTCCTCATTGCCGTCTATAGTGGTGATAACATAGGACTCGACTTGAGATGAGTCCGTGCCGGAATAGGTGGCAGACGTGGGCACGGGCGCGGTGGCCGCCGAGGCAATAGAAAAGGTCGAGAGTGTCCAGCTTGTGTCAGACGTCCGCGACAGTTTGCGTGGCGCATGGCTAGGGTGTGCTATATATAACACATCCGCAGACTGGGCGAACTTGATGTCCTGGGCATCGCTTGCGCTGTATGGCGTGGCGATCTCGTACACACGGGCGACAGTCCCGCCAGATGTATAAGCCGTGTAGTTTGTTGTGTCGACGGCAACGCCCTTGACTGTGGTAAGCGTAAAGGTGTTTGTTGTCGCGTTTGCCACGATCAGCGTGCGTTGATTAAGCTCAGTCATGCCACCGACGCCGCTAACATAGACATGGTCGCCATTAGTGTAACTATGACCTGTAACAGTAACAACGCCAGGGTTAGCGTTCGTAATCCCTGTTATGTTTTGACTGGCCTCAAGCACCTGCCCGCCATCCTTGATGACACGCATATACTGATCGCCGAACTCAAGGATATAAGTCTGCGTGGTCGAGAACTCGAAGGGGATGATCCGCGTCTCGTCAGCGTGGTCCTTCACCTCGCAAATAAATTGCGTACCGGCACGCTTCGAGACGCCGCCTTCCGGTCGTATGAAAAAGTTACGACATGTGCGCAGAGACGAAATATAACGCGACAAGTCCACGCGTCCGTAAAGCGACGGGGACACCTCACCACCGGTAAAGGATGTCTGCTGCAGTGTGCCCTTCTGTGGCATTACGCCCTCGCCGCTATGTGGTCAGCTTCCCACTCGTCAGGTTGCTCATAGGCTTCCTGATTATTGGCAAGCTGCGCCGCTGACAGTTTCAGTTGATACCATTGGTTAAGTCGCTCAGTCAGCTGCAGGTCTTTTGTCATGGGCATGGCGATCTCAGACGCAATTTTCAGCGCCAGCGCATCGACGACCAGCTCAGGCAGAATTGCCTCATCCCGGATGACACGCGTGTAAACGGCCTGCGCCGTCTCAGTGTCAGTCCAGATCAGCTTGGTTTCGCCATCATTTGTGCCCAGCTCATAGGGGTAAGAACGATTTGTTTGTGGGTCATAGGCAGCATCGAAGATATAGCGGATAGCCAGCGCCTCGGATGGCATGGCGTAGCTATATGACCAGTGGCCCGGCGCAGTACCAGAGAGTGCAAGTGTCACGCTGGTCCGTGCGAAATTCCAGTCGAAGGATCGGATCAGGCTGTCACGCGATTGCTCATAAACCAGGTTGCAGCGTATGGCAGCCGTGCTGTTTTCGCTCAAACTCTGGATCGTATTCGCGTGACCAATATAACCCAAAGCGAGGTTACAGATTTGCACTTGTGATGAAACAGCCATTCTGTAACCTTACGTTTAGTGTTTGGGCAGTGCGCCTGCGTCAGCTGCCTCTTTCAGGGTCATCGGTTCTTGTGGTTTAGCAGGGCGTCTCGCCCGCTTCTTAGCCTCAGGCTCAGTGAGCACCTCAGCAGATGAGGGCAAGCGGCTCTTGTATTTATCAGGAACCTCTTGCACCCCTTTCTTGAACTGATAGCCCTCGATGTAGAATGAATTTTTAAAATCGACTTTCATCGAGGGCTACTCCTTAGTTGGTGGCGTCCGCGTAGGCCTTCCAGCCTTCGGGATCAGTGGTCAGGAACGCATTCACAGCGCCTGCAGTCAGTGCGGCAGTGCCGACGTTCTGCAGGATGCCGAGATAACGCTCATAGGCCTGGCCTTCGCGTGGCAGAGCGATGACAGTGGCGACATAGCCAGATGTCAGTGTTGCCTTGCCAATAGCAGAGGTGGCGTGGTGAACAGTGGCCGAGCCATCAGTGGCGATAGCCGCTGCAGCATCTGAGGCTAGCTCAAATGATACAGTAGCAGCACCAGCAGATGTGACAGCTGTGGTCACCTGAACAACCAGATAAAGCTGTTCGCCTTGGCCAATGTCACGGGCTGTGCCCAGATCGATTACGTCGCCAACCAGAGCACGGCCTGTGCCGGAAGTGCTCAGAGCGGTGGCGTCCGCGAACTCAAGTCTTTCGTCGAGAAGCATTATTATCTCTCCTATTAAGTGATTTGAGCTTCGTCGCCAGCAAGGGCGTCGCAGCGTTTGATCGGAATGTCATGCCAGCGGGTCTGCATTGTTCCGCCTACATTGTCGATAGACAGAGTAGACTGAGAAACAGCAGCAGAAGTCTGACGGCGAAGGAAGCCAAGCATTGAGCGATCCATGTAGAAACATGCACGGCCAGCACCCAGGTTCGGGATCTGAGTGACAGCTTGGTGCATCAGATCGTTCAGATCTGGGCCAGTAGCTGCATCAGAAGTCCGGGCAGAGCGGTCGATGTTCGCAATACGAACAACATAACGCCAGTCAGGAACAGCGATACCCACATCAAAGCGATAGTGAGTGCGGTAAACCTGATACATAGATCCATCAGAGTTTACCTTCGTGTCCTCGCCCAGGTCGCGCACCTGCATCCCGGCAGTAGAGCCTTTCGGGATGATGCCAAAGCATGTGCGCGGTGACCAAACGATCAGCCAGATAGAGCCGTTATCTGAACCTGTGCCGCCCGCGTCGATGATGTTCTCAGCATTGTTAGCGGAGAGATCGTTGAAGCGTGGAGCCAGACCCTTGAACTTCTCAGGTGTGGTGGCTGTGTCGTTATAGAAGATGCCGTTAGCAACTTCCTGCGAAAAGCCTTCGATAATCGCACGATCCTGAGACAGGCGATAAGCGGCTTTGTTGTTAGCCAAGTCAGCCAGACGCTTGTCAATCTCTGAGTAGTTCTCAAGGATTGCAGTGGTGTCTGTTACAGCGACGGTTGTGCCTTTAGTAGGTTGAACGCCACCATAAAACTTGGTGTAGGTTGGATCAGGAATACCTGTGCGGACAGTGTGCTGGTGACCTGTCAGAAGGTTGCCTTCCTGGAAAGTGATGTCATCCATCACTTCGTTTGTTTCGTTGAGGATTTCAACGATATCAGCTATCGCGCCGTCCGGGTCCTTGAGCTTAGCAAGGTCCAGCAGGGTCGGATTGCTGGCTGTCAATGTAGCCATGATCTAATCTCCTATGTTCTGGCCATTGAGGGATAGAGCTTTTCTTCTAAGGATTTTTCATTGCGAATAGGGGCAGACTTGCCGTCCATCGCATCCTCAGAAAGTGAAGCCCCGACGCGATGCATAAACTTGATCATTTCAGGGTTGTTTCCCATTCCAGTCTCAAGCAGCATTTTGCTGAAACCCTCGCCAGCATACGCAACGGCTTTCTTGGCGATCTCGACATTAGTATCGAACTGATTGCCCCATTCCGTTTTGATCTCACTGGTCCAGTTTTCAGCGACTTCTTTTTGAAGCGCACCTTGGCTCTCAGCCATCTTGAGCTGGTAATCAGAGAAGAAACTCACGAGCTTCTGCGCCTGATCCTGGCTCAGCTTGAGGTCTTGAAACAATGGTTTCGCTTCATCCAGTAATGCGGCGTCAAGCTCGATGCCTTCCGGCGTCTCGAACTCTCCATATTCTACGGCATCACCTTCGTTGCTCTCGGCTGTGGCCTCGGCCTCAGCTTCGGGCGTGGCATCTACGGTCGCGTCATTTTCCGCAGGGGCCTCAGTGGATACATCACCAGCGTCCGCGTCAGTGGTCTCTTGTGCGGCCAGAACAGTGTCAGTTTCCAACATTCTTACTTAATCCTTCTTTACGCGCATTGTGCGCCTGTTGCTTTTCTATCACACCAGTGACATAAGCGCAACACACGCATTTATTGATCTGTCGTCAATCCTGTCCGAGAAATTCCATGTCATCAGGCTTGCCGTCTTTTTGTTTGATGTCGAAGTCGTCGATATTGGCGTGCTCATTCTGCATCTGCAGGAACAGCTTGGGCGTGATCTGCGTGTCACGCAGGAGCATCAGGCCCACCGAGCGCCTGCCTTCGTTATACATGCCCCATGCATTGCCGGTCGCGGTCGTGGAGTAAATGCCACACTTACACAGCACGGCCCAGATCAGACGCCTGCCCTCATGCGTATCAAGCACGGCCTTCAAGTCCTCGAAATACTGATCGCGTTTAGATACCGCCGGTAAGTCGCTGGATTGCACTATCTTCACTCACGTTAATTTCACTGGCTGTCTTCGCGGCCTGAGCGCCTTGCGCCGCCATCTCCATGGCCTGGGCCTGCTGTGCCGCTTGAGCGCGGGCAGAGCGCATCTGGGCCACTTCTTCGTCAGGCCTGATCACGCGACTCGGCACGCCAAGGATTTGCGCATATTCGTCGAGCGCCTCGTCATAGTTCACCTTGTCGATGACATCGGGGTTCATAGCCGCCATGCCACCCGCTGCGTTGATCAGGCGTTCAATAGAGCTGGCGCCGACACTCTGCTGAGCCTGAGCCAGCATAGAAATATACTCGACACGCAGATCTATACCTTCCAAGTCAGACGGCGCTTCTGGCAGCATTCCATTGCGGGACATAATCGCAAACACGCGGTCGATGCAGGGATCGAGCAACTCAGTTTGCACACGCTGCAATGCGGGGCCCAGCACTAGGAGTTTTTCTTCGTTACGAAGCGCCACCTCGGTGGCAGTCCTGACATCATCTTGCTGGCTGATCATTAGGAACATGTCGACGAAATAGGTCTCATTAATGCGACGCTGCACCTCGGCGATGTCCTGGTTCATCTCAATCAGGCGCGGCTGCAGCTCATACAGCGGGCGAATGCCCTGCTGACCATTCGTGATATCGTAATAGTTCACGTCACCCGGCAGAACACTCAGCGGCCCACTAGCCTTGATCGAGCTGGGTGCCTGCAATGGCGGGTTGACCATTTTGTCGATGGCCTGAGCCTTGCGCTTCTGCTGGAATTGTAATTGTTTGACGCCGCCCAAGGCTATCATGCCCGGACAATCGACGCCATAATCGTCCATTGCGGTCGCGGACCAGCGAGGGCACATAGATGGAAACTCCATAAACCCCCGCCTGCCGAGATACCTTTTCTGTTCACCCCCTTTCTCAAACCACACCGAACGATACGGCATGTTTAGGAAATCATTGCGCCCAGGCACCCTGTCGTCATTCGGCTCAATGCCCTGAACCAATTCGATGCGGGTCTCAAGCTGATCATTCTTGAACAGATTGCGGACGTTCTGAGAGACGTTATCCTCGCCATACAGCCGCACGATCTCGCCCACTTTCTTTGTGGTCCGGCGATACATCGTGTCAACGATCATGCGTTCATTTGTCGAGATATAGAACTCACCGACGGGGTGATGATAGAACCAGACGCCTGTGTTGATGTCCTCAAGCGCCGACATAGACGCCGTGCCAAACGTGGCAAGATCGTCATAGATATTGGCGATGACTTGGTAAAAGTTTGACCGCGCCAGCAGAATAAATATGCGACGCTCGACTTCCTCAAGCCACAGTTTGATGGCGTAGTTTTCCATCATATCGGCATCTGGTGTGACCAACTTAAGCCATGGCCGGGCTGGCGATGTCATGCCACTGACAAAGCCGGACACCAGAACGCGGCGCGCCCGGATCGCAGTCTCGTCGACTATTTTGTTATATTTCTTCTGGCCGTCATTTTCTTCATCCTTCGACAGGCGAAGGCGAGAAGGAGCGATATAATCATTGATATCCTGCCAGTGTGACTCGAAGTCGGAGCGGATATTCTCAAGCTGATTGAGGCGCTTGTGATAGGCCGTGCTGGGCATCGCTTAGCCTCCCAGCAATGTACGGCCTGCAGTGTTGCCAGAATAAGCGCCACCCATCGGACTGGTCAGGATAGTCGATTGCCTGCCTGAGCCCGCACGGCGCTGTCGCGCACGCTGGCCGACACGGCTTACATTACCGCCAGTTGGTTGCGGAACAGCAGCCGCAGTAGGCGGAGCGGGCGGAGCGGGTGATCGTGGCGCAGTACACATACTGATTTAATATCATGGACGTGGCAGAATTGCAACACTGTAAAAATATTGAGTTTACTTCAATTATATTATTGACTTTACTTCAATTAGGTGCAATCTGTCACGTATTGGAGCCATCCAATAGTTATTTGACATTTACGAAGGGGGACCGCGACATGCGGACTTTACTCACCAGCGCAGGGGTGGCCTGCGCAATCGCTCTCGCTCTTTGCTTCTCGGCGTTATCTGCGTCATTCTGGATCATCGAGCTTACAGGACAGCACAGAGCTGTGATCGCCATTGCGGTGATCGGCTCTGTCTGCGTCTCGCTTCTGGGGCCAGCCTGCGCATTCCTATCGCGCTCATACAGCTGGGCTCTCCTGGTACCAGCCGTTATCTTCATCGGCGCGGACTGTTACCAGAACACACTCGGCTATCAAACCTTCAAAGGCCTGACAGTCAGCAGCGAAGTCGAAGCCGCTGAGGCCCGGCTCGCCACCGCCCAGAAGGCGCTTGACGATCTGCCACTGCCAAACGCTAGTGGTCAAATCAGACAGCTAAGCACCTGGACAGCGTTAAATCTGGCACTCACTGAGCGCCGCGACACTGCCCGCGCAGACCTGCAAGCTCTCGCACCCACCGACACCAGCTTCTGGATTGTCGGCGTGGTGATGGCAGTAATCCAGTTTGCCCTCAGCCTGATCTTCGGCTGTCTCGGCAAGCGCAGAACACGGGCCATGCCTCTCCGGTCACAGCCCAGACATAAACGCACAGAACACCTGCCATACGATCCTGAGATCGTGAACATCATGGACAGGATCAACAAAAAGATGACAGCGGTTTAAACTCAAGCCCTCAGTTTTTGCTGGGGGCTTTTTTGTGTCTACTCGTCAGACATCACCACGTCATACTCGGCGCGCCTGAGCAGCATCAGGTTCGTGCCCGCATCAGGAATAGATGTGACAAAATACTCATCACCATCCTTATCGATGCCCAGAACAAACACAGCATCGAGCTTGCCCATGGCATCCTGCAGCACGCGATCAGCCGCATCGCCTGGGTCTCGTTTGTTTTTGTGCAGCTCAAATATGTTGCTCATGCTCACCCCTCAAAATGGATCATAATCGTGCGATGCCCTGCCATAGCCTTTAGCTGGCCTGTCGAGCACCGACACCTTCGGCGCCACGGGTGCAGCAAACGTCAGAGCCAGAGCATCAGCCAAGTCAGGCGAGCGCATCCCGCGTTCCTTGATCTTCTCTTTAGGCTCCAGGACCAGCTTGCCAGCCTCGTTGAACTTGTATGTCGGCACACTGAGATCAGTCTTGAGATCGCGGTGATTAGGGATTGCCCCGCCTGACTTGATCCAGTCTGCCATCTCACACCACATCTCTGTGCGCTTGTTGAGATAGCGCTGATTGGCCGCCTTGCCGCCAAAGTTCACCTCGACCACAGAATGCCCCAGCTGGCGCAGTCGATCGATCACGCCCTCGCCGCGCCCGGCATCGACAAACACTGCATCCGGTTTCCACTCGTTAATGAAATGCCCGACCCGGTTCGCCAGATCCATGTTATCGATATCGTCATACACAGCAGGCTCATGCGCTTGCAGGCCCTGACGCTTGAAGATCACGCTCCTGTCATCGCCAAAGCGGGCCACATCCACGCCCATAACCTTGGCCGATAGGTGATAGTCCATCGCATCAATATGCTTCCCAGCGGCGTCCGTGATCGCGTCAATCGGGATCAGCACATTCTCAGCCGAGGCCGAGAAGTCGCACAGCATTTCCTGGCGATACTGGTTTTCCGTCATCATCTTGCGCGCCAGCTCAAGCTCATCCGGATCAAGCGCGTCAGTGTCAGTCACGTCATAGCACGCCGCAAACCAATCATCATCACGCACAGCCAGATCATAGATTTCCTTGAACTGGTTCATGCCCTTCGGCGTGCCGATAAACAGGGCCCAGCCCATGCGGTCAGCAATCGCAGGACGAATAACCTCGCCCCACGTCGATGCCTTCATGTCGGCATACTCGTCAAACACCACACCATCGAGATACAGCCCGCGCATGCTGTCTGGATTGTCAGCGCCATAAAGCTGGATGCGAGCGCCATTGTGCTTGAAATCAACACGAAGCTCGCTCTCATTGTAAGCCACGCCTGGGATCATATGCGTAAATTCTTTGAGATACCCCCACGAAATCTGCTTGGCCTGCGTCCGATAAGGCGCAATGTACGCAAACCTTGGAGCCTTCTTTTTTGACCTCAGCGCCGCATCCACCAGCGAGTTAATCGCAAGAACCGTCTTACCACCACGGCGATGAACGACCAGCACGCTGAAGCGCTTCATACTCTTGTGGATGTTTGCCTGCCACGGTCTGGGCTCATAACCGGTGCTAATCGTCCTGACTGCCACTAGGCATCACCGGGTGCATTACCAATACCTGTCACGACGTTCAAACTGAGATCACCCTCGACTGTTGTTTTGACCTCAGTGGGTATGATCTTCGCCACCAGTGCAGCGTAGGCCTTCGGTTGCGTCTCGGCCAAATTCCTTAACCAAGCCTTGCCACCGACCTCATCAAGGCTTTCACGCATAAGCTCACGCATGCACTGAGTGACCTTGTTCTTCGAACCCTTTGGCCGACCAGGGCCCGGCTTGCCTCTGTTGCCTGCCATTTCGTTTAAATCCGTTTCTTAATTTTTACCCTATTGACTAAATATCACGGATATCAGCTCAATTCAAGGCCGGTTTTATTGAGATCTTGCTCCAACAATTTCAGCGCCAGATCATCCGTATCGAATACCCGGTTCAAAACATCGGCACACGTCTCGCCATTCTGCTCTGCGATCTGCTTCACCTGACGCAATGACCTGCGTGACAGTTTCTTCGTGATAGCTGGCAAAACAGTACCAGGCTTGAGCATCCATAGCAGATATTTCGCAGGCCCAATCTTTTGTTCCTTCGCCCGTAAGCCATTCTCCCTCGCCCACACTCTGGCGCTGTTAATCCCCGCAATCTCGACCACAACAAAATCACCCGGCGTAATCTCCCACCATGGATATCGACCCTGCTTATTCGTTTTGAACATTTTCATTTTCGTTGCCTCGCTAAAAAACAATATTCCCAAACACTAACAACGCGCCCAAACAACAACAACCCCAAACATTGAGTTATCCACAGCATCGTGTGCCACGCTACCACGGCAGTAGTTTTTTTGCATTTGGGAAATTTTAAAAAGGTAATTAATGCGAAAAAATCAACATCCCTGAACCCCAACAGCCATAAGGGATACAGAGAACTATATATTAAAAAAAATAATTATTTTACTAATTTCCTTACTGTGTATGTTCTTGTTCTCAGTGTTGGTCTGCTTCCCTCTCTCTATTACGGTGCCCGGAAATTTAGAAAATAATTCCCCTATGCCCCACAAATCGCCCGCCATCATTGAGATGTAGAAGAATAGTATTCGGCAAAAAAAATCTTTCCCAAATGCAATTATGGAAAATAACCCCCCCTCCCGTTGACAGAACCTCAATACGTAAGTCTCTCCCCATATTATACAGCACAGAAATTTGTAAAATAACTCGGCTCCTATCTCAGATCGCCCGCCATCATTACGATCTGGAATTTTAGTAAAATTACTTTTTCAATTTTCCCAAATGCAAAAATGTAAAAAGTGCTGCCTACCCCGTTGACATGAACTCAATACGCAGTATGGGTGGTCAGGCACAAAAAAATAAAGGTGGAACATGAATAACCCTACAATCGCCCAGGTAAAGCGTGCCGTCATGGATGTATTTGGCATCACGCGTGACCAGTTGGAGAGCAAATCACGCACTCAGAAAGTGGTCAGACCGCGCCATATTGCTATCCATATGTGCCTGCTCAGGACCCTCAGATCGACGACACAGATCGGCCTGAGCTTTGGCCACAACGATCATACGACAGTTCTCTATGTGAAGCGCAAGATGCCGAAATGGACGGCACGCGATGCCAGATTGGTCGAGGAGATTGCCAGCGTATCGAGGCGCTTGGATGAAATCATGGGGGCTGGCGATGCAGCTTCTGCCTAAATTACGTTTCTTTATCCCGATTGAGGAAGCCGCCACACCCACGATTGGCGAAGTGGTACGCAATCAATACTGGTCTGTGCATCCTGAATATGGACTGGTGTTCTCAGACGATGGCGCTTTGTTGCCGCAATATGCCGAAAGCAAATACGCTGCCCGCATGACCATTGAGCTTTTCAACCCCGACTGTGAGACACGCAAAATCCCAGAGGTGTATCTGGAACATGCTTACATTGCAGCCCACAGGATGCGCATTGAACAGATGTTTGAGTCAGGTGAGCTGATATGAAATTTCGCCCCCCATATGTCAGAAGAAAGGAAACCAACATGTACACAGTTACATTAGAAATAGACGTAAACACTGAATATAAATTGCAGGGCACACTCCCTGCTGAGTGTGTCGAGGCGTTCTGCCGCGGCGTAATGCGTGACGGCATTGAGCTGGCCGACGATGAAAATCATACGTGGTTCGGCAGAACATTCGTGCGGCCACAGGCTGTTTATCTAAAGGGGCACAATAAGTTATGAAATTTCGCCCCCCAACTGTAGCCAAACTAAGGGAGGATGTTATCCTTATGGATAATCATGGATTTGTATATAGAGGCCGACGCATTGACGGTGGTTGGTCAATTTATGGCCGGAAGGCCTATGTCCCCACCTTTGACGATGACGACCTACATGGATGGATACCGCTGCCGCCACAGGAGAACGAAAATGAGTAACGTCCCTAATTGCACAGAGTGCGGTAAGTTTATGCCGTGGGCTCGTTATGAAGAAAAGTATGTATTTGGTCAGTGTTATTGGAACGGACCTGACGTAATCGAAATAGGGATTTGTGAAAAATGCGAACGAAAGATGAGTTCTGATGGTAAATCGGAATCGGAGCACGCCGCATGACTTGGCAACCGATAGAAACAGCGCCTTGGGACAAGTTTGTGCTGCTGTGCGTAGATAGCGGGTACAAAACCCCAGATAAAGATTTTGTGCAGTGTATTCGGCATTCGAACGCTTACAAAAACGGGTCTTGGGTAACGGCACAGAAGGTGTGTATCCCGTACGCATACGTTGATTTTAACCCCGCCTAAATGCGATTCATGACTTACGAATTGTTCTGGTTTCTCTTTGGATTAAAAAATGACGTTGGCCCCACAGGAACTAAGCGAACATCGACTTGAGCTTCATATGGATATTACCCGTCCGGTAGAGCTTACTGATTTGACACTGTCATTTATGGCATTTGGGCGCGAATACAGACGCCACCTGTCCCAAACCGTCAGAGCCAAGGGTGGGACGATAAAAGACGCAGAAATCAAGCTGTATGTTACTCGCCTTGAAACCGGATCGATATGGGCCGAAATTGCTGGAGCTTCTGAGTTTCTTGGAGCCCTAGTGGCCGTCATGGATTACCAAGTAATTTTCTTGGACTATCTCAATCACCTAAAGACCGTGACCGCCTACTTTAAGGGTATCGGAAAGAAGGGTAAGGTGGACCCTTCAGATGTTCCATACAACAAAGCACAGTGCGATAGCATCGCGGATATTTTCAAAACTGTCTCTGAAAACACGGATGGCAATCTTAATCTGAGCGCAATTGAGTATAGCTCGACTAAGACGAAGGCCACAAAAAAAACAAACCTTACAATTACTTTTGGATCGGAAGAAAGCATTGAGATTCGGCGCGGTGCTATGATTGCGAAACAAGCGCTTGAATATCGAGGAAGCGCCCAACACGAAAATGTGCTGATGTACTACTACCAGACCAATACAGATGAGCCAAAATCGGAAGGACGAACCGGAGATAAGGTAGTAATTTCATCTGTATCTGAGCAACCGCTGCCAGTGCATTTTCTGTCAGAAATTGATAAGGCCCGCATCCAGGCGTCTTGGGATGATCCAGCCTTTAACCCATTTAAAGCGTCATATCGCGTCGATGTTAATGTAGAGCAGGACCGCAATTCGAAGCCTCGCTACTATCGGGTTGTTCGTTTGCATGAGATATTACCTGATGAGGCAGATCTAGTTGACGCCGATGAGCTCTAAAACCTGATCAATCCCATCTTTAGGAGATCGTGCCACCACGACGTGAACTTCATGACCCAGCAATTTCAGAACAGCATGCCAGTCAGCCTGGGCAGTCGAGACCCGGCCACCCTTGCGCTTCAATTCGATTTGGACTGTACGCCCGCCCCTGAGATAAATTTTCAGGTCGCATTTCCCTCGATCCATGCCAGCGGCCTTGGCCTTACCTGCTTGTCCTTTTGTCAGCTTTACGCCGTCGAGCCCGACCTCGAAAAGGATGTTTTTCTGACGGAGTTCTCTTACGATGGCGGCTTGGATATCAGCTTCGAGCCAATTAACTGTCTCGTCAGCCCAATGGTGTTTTAAAAGTTTTGACATGCATATTGATATAGCGACAATTTGACGTTGACGAAAGAGTATATTAATTGATATGATGTCAATTACGGAGTATAATTCATGGCCAGATATTACATCGATTATTATTTACGCCATGAAACAATGAAACGTGAGCCAGAAGCCGCCGACTTCCCGATCTGCGACGAACACAAAATCATTGGCTATGCCTCGGGAGAAGATGAAGCCAAGGCATGTGTCGAGGCCCTGAACAAAATGGAGAGTAATAAAAAAATGGTAGATCCTACAGACGAAGAAAAGCACCTTCTCGAAACCGCCAGCAGAAATGGCGGCGAGTATCTTGAGTCGATTGGAAAGACAGACTTGGCTCAAATGACAAAAGATGAATGGATGACATTTATTGAGGTTGTGGTGACTGGTTATATTGAGCATTACGAAACGTATGTACCGTTTTAATTGTTATGAAAAAGTTTGCTTTATTTTTGTTCGATTACACAACGAACGTCGCCCGGCCTTGGCGTGAGGCCGGTTATGAAACCCTGTCTATAGACATACAGCACCCCCTGCGTGAGCGAGGTTCGCACATCCTGAATGTTGATCTGACGACAACGGGACCGCTACTTGTAGAACTGAAGCGCCGCGGCATCGGACTAGATGACATCGCTTTCCTTGGTTGCTTTCCTGTATGCACGCATGTGGCGGTCAGCGGGGCGCGTGATTTTAAAATCAAGGGCCTCCGGGCATTGGCTCAAGCTGTGCAATTTTTTGCCACTTGCAGAGAGATGGCTGAGCTGGTTTCGTGCGAATGGTTTATTGAAAACCCTGTTTCTAGCATGGCCAGCCATTGGCGCAAACCGGATCACTATTTTAATCCGTCCGATTATACGGGCCTGTGCGCAGAGGATAATTACACCAAAAAAACCAGCCTGTGGACTAGTCCGGGCTTTGTGATGCCACCGCCTGTCAGAGACACAACACTCGGACCGCCTGACGACCGCATACACAAAGCGCCACCGACAAGCGACAGGGGCGACGTCAGGTCTGCATTCCCAGCTGGTTTTAGCCAAGCTGTTTTCGAGGCGAACAGGTTATGAAAAACCACGCTATTCTTTACGCCCAGAAATTTGGCTGGGCAGTGTTCCCGGTTCACGGGATACACCCTGACAAATTGACATGCACGTGCAACCAGCTCGATTGCGGCTCGCCAGGTAAGCACCCCGTGCAAATGGGTGGATTTAAGCAGGCAACCAAAGATCAGCGCCTGATCAATATGCTGTTCAAGGACCATTACAATATTGGTGTGGTGACGGGCGAGACGTCAGGTATATGGGTGCTGGACATTGATGGCGCCGAAGGCGAGGCCAGTCTGACAGCTTTGCAAAAGGCTTATGGTAACCTTCCTGCTACATTAATCCACCGTACGGGGAAAGGACGTCACCTTATCTTCCGGATGCCTTCCGACGATATCCGCAATTCGACCAGCAAAATTGCACCCTCGATAGACGTGCGCGGGAATGGCGGGTATATCGTCGCCGCCCCGTCTCGTCATTCCTCTGGCGTCAGCTATAGGTTCGACGATATTGACCAGCCTATCGCAGACGCACCGCAATGGCTTCTGGATATGGTCGTCAGGAAGAAGGAAAAGCCTCAGTCCACAATCCTCTACACTGCCCCGGACACCAGCTCAGAGGCTGATATTATCTCAGCGCTCGACAGTCTGGACCCTGATATGCCGTATGATGATTGGGTCAAGGTGGGCATGGCGCTGCATAGCGGTGGCCACAAGTTGGCGATCTGGGATCAGTGGTCAGCCAAAGGCGAGAAATACCATAACGGAGATTGCCGGAAGCGCTGGGGCGGTTTCAAGCCGAACGGCGACGTGTCAATGGGCACATTCTGGGACATGGCTTATTTGGCTGGCTGGGAGCGACCTTCCCCAGATGGCCCGCACCCGGCTCAGAGCTTTATCGACAAGATCAGGGCTGAGTATTATTCAGCCGACGAAGACCTTGCCGAAGACACACTCAGCGACACATTGCCAGACTTCCCGATTAGCCCGCTTGAGATTCCCGGACTGGTGGGGGATACGGTAAGAGATTGCTGTTCAAGCGCAATCAAACCCCAGCCCGTCATGTGTTTACTCAACACAATCGCCGCACTGGGTGCGGTGTTTGGCAGACGCTATGCCAGCCCATGGAAGACCCGCACAAACATTTACACAGTCGGACTGGCAGGCACGGGCGAGGGCAAAGATCACAGCCGTAAATACCTCAAGACACTTATGGTCAAAGCCGGGCTTAGCGAGTTTATCGGATCGGACGCCGTGGTTTCTGGCCCTGGTTTGCTGAAAAGCATATCAAACAGCCCGGCCCAGATTATGATGCTTGATGAGATGGGCATGGTTCTTGAAGCTGTGGCTGATCGCAATGGGCCAAGCTATATGCGAGCCGTCAGCAAAATACTGACTGAGATGTACAGCTCGGCAAACTCTATCTATACAGGCGGACAGTACGCCAGTGACGCACAGGAACAAATCATTATCGAGTCACCCAATCTGTGCGTTTATGGGACATCGACAGTCGAGAAATATGCCGAGGCAATATCACGCAGCTCTATCGCATCGGGTGAATGGAACAGGTATATCGTCGCGCCAGGCGGTTCCCCGAAGCAAAGCCGGAACGTCAACACGAACGATCAACCGCCAGCCCTAGTTGCTGCGTGGGCGGCCCTGACGAAGGACAGCGCCGAGCCGAAGGGCAATTTGCAGGGGCTTATCCCGACATCAGCACCAGAGCCGATCACCGTTAAATGGGACAGCGTCGAAGATCGGATCTACGATCTGGGCGATCTGGAAGACGATCTGAAAGAGAAGCACAAGATCGACGGCACCGGCGCACTGTGGATGCGCATGCGTGAGAACACGATCAAGGTGGCCATGATCATGGCGATCAGTCGGAACCCCACATTCCCGGAGATCACAGAAGACGATCTCACTTTTGCCGAGCAGCTGGTGCAGTGGTCTGTCAGATATATGATATATCTCTCCCGTCAGCACATGGCAGACAGTCAGGCCGAGCAGGATTGCAATTTCATCATGACGATTGTAAGGCGAGCTGGTGCAAAGGGTATTACAAAAACAGAATTGAGCCGTGCCACTAAGAGCATGGGCAAAAGAAGACGAGACGAGGCTTTGGTGGATTTGGAAATAAATCAAGAGCGCCTGACAACGGCAGAAGTGCCGAAGAAAAACGGGCGTCCA